TTAGAACACCCTATCCGCTAACCCGAGATATACCGCCTCGTGTGGAGTCATATATCTATCAAACCTCATCTGGTCCTTTAATTTATCCCGAGTATATTTCTTGTGTTTCTCTTTAATCCGTTTTAAATAAATTCCCTCCATCACCCGATTACATTTTTCATCGTGTTTAGCCCTATTGATAAAGTCTAATGAGTGCTTCTTCTCGCAACCTGCTTCCCCGTAATGAATTAAAAACAAACAATTAGGAGATACCAATCTTTTCTTACAGGCCTGTAAAATAATCGTACCCATTGACCGAACCCTACCGTAACACTTCATATGTACCGGACTTCTAATATGCTTAATAAAATCATAAGCCGCCATCCCCGCATCATAATCACCGCCATAACTACACCAGATAATAGTAATAGGCTTCTTACTGGAGTTATCAAGTAGATATAATCCCTTCATCAAATTTGAGATACTCCAATCGTTAACTTCCCATTCTTTTAACTCATCAAGCATTTCCTCGCCTGCCTGCCAAGGTCCGAAGTAGATAACACGATTTCTTAAATCTATATTCCGATGATACCAATGATGAATTTGGTCTAATGTTAACACTCTAAGATATCTCCTATCTGCTGATACATATGCTCGAGAGTTCCCGAGGCGTCAGCCTTAATTAAATCATCCTTAAAAGAATCTACTATTGTTTCAGAACTATGGCTTAATGTCTCAACCTGTGCATTACCATCACGATTAGCTAATCTCTTTACCCTGATATCATCTGGCACATCAAGATATATGCCTACCCACCCCATACTTTGTAAAAGCTTATGCTCATTAGGAAATCGAACATCATCAGCTACAAGATTAACCTCCATTTTGTAAAGAGATTTATAGGTATGCTCAATAATAAAAATATCTTCCTTAAATCTGTTTATCCAAATATTACCGTCAACCATATTTCTGCCAACTTCTGTACCGATGGCTTGTAATAGTTCCCTATTCTTGCCCTTCATATTAAAATAATCAAAGGCCAGATTATAAACTGGGAACGCAAATTTAGCTCGTATATAGCCGTAATTTTCAATAAGATAATTCGCACTATAAGTCTTGCCCGAGCCTGCTTTGCCTACAAAGTAGACATTAGGTAATTTTTTAAAGCGTTCTTCCACTTTCATTTCTGTCTAACCACACCTTTAAATCGTTTGTATCCCGAATTCGATGCTCCGTCTCAACATCCCGATTATATAATCTGTCTATCAAAAGAATCCTCGGCAATTTTGCCATTACAGGATTATCTTCCACAAGCCAGATACATTTTTCCTCGAGAAGTCTTGCCTTCTTTTCTTCGGGAGTAAAGTAATTAACTAAACATTTATCACCCAGATTATTGGTTATCCAAGATTCCGTTTTCGACCTCCAAGCAACTGGTTGATGAGTCCAAATCTCGACTATATTTACACTCTTTCTAATTAAATGAAAATACTCTGTTACCGGAGCATATATTAACGCAAATAAATTATCATCCTCCAACCATTGATAAATATTCTTCCCTTGATGAATCCAGAAATAATCCGTAGGAGCAGGTACTCCATACTTATCATTTAAGTAACCCATTAAATCTCTTAACACTCCATCCAAATCAAATACTATCCTCATACTTTCCACTCCTGCCCGCCAAACATTAACGAGCCTTTATAAATTAAAATCTGATTGACGATAAACCGCTTAGGCGGTTTCATATAAATCAGCGATAATCCCTGCTGCCAGTTCGGATGGCCTGTACCCCATATCTTCGCTAATCCTAAATCACAAAGACAAAAATTTTCCCATCCTCCCAATGTTTTATTAACTTTTGTATCGTAATGTGAACCTCCCCTGTGAGTATGGCCGTGCATTATGCTCATCCCGTATTTCTTAACCATCCTGCGAGCCGTCATCCCTGAATCTTGGCTTACCATTGTGCCGTGAGTAAATAATAAATTACCCTCACGATGTAGCTCATTAGCTCGAGTATAGAATTTATAATTCATTTTCTCTAAGCCCAATATCTTCTCAAGTTTAATAAACTTTATAGAATCTAAGCCCGGTGCTGCCCTCCAAATATATTTTCTTAGTCTCTCATCGTGATTACCAAACATATAAACTAATTCAGCATCAACATGATTTTCCCTTATGATATTAAGCTGTACCTTTAAGCCGTCTGCATCCCTCTGTACTGTATCTTTACGGGAAGGGTCTTTATCAAATTTACTTAGTTGAGGTTCGTCAAGCATATCACCCAACATAATTATTTTATCTGGTTTGATATCCCTCAAAAATAATTGTGTCACAGCCCAAGCCTTTTTATCGGCAAAGGGCCAGTGTAAATCGTTGATAGCCGCTATTACTTTATAACTCATAATCAACTTTCAAAGTGAATATAAATCATCTTCTTCTCGCATCCATAAACCAAAGGTATAAGTACATAATACATATACTTCTCGTCTGGATGCGGTGGAACACTTATAGTTTTTATAGCTTCCAACTGCTTCCCATCCAAATCTGTAAAGCGAAGATTCTTAATCTTACCACCCAAAAATTTTAAATTCACCCTGTAAAAATAATTCTCCCGTCTTTTATAACTAACAATACCAAGCTTGTGAAGCAGACGAATTTCAGCCATTGATTTCCATAAACTCCCATCCGTTAGCTTTAGCCACCTTTTCGTAATGGTCTCGATGTTCTTTACATACTGTTTTAGCTACCTCTGCTCCATTAGATTTCCTAACCTTAATTTTATATTTTGCTTCTGCATTACATTGATTCCCATATTGACACCACATAATATCCTCCTATTTAATGGTTCTCAATAAATCCCTAAACTCTGCAAACATTAAATCATCAGGGTCACCATACTGCAATTTAACATCCCTGACATTGAGGTAAGGGCTTAATAATTCATAAGCCTTATTTTGAGTTTCCCGACCTGCATCATCGCCATCATAAAGTAAAAAGACATCATTATATTTTGATATCAATAATTTAGCCTGATGACTGGTTAAATGCGAACCGAATACAGCTACCGCAGGTTCTCCAAAATTCCAGAGTCTAATAGCATCCCAAACTCCCTCAACAACCCATACATAATCACTTGATACATTGTTATTATTGAACAATAACCTCCCCATAGGACTTCCCTTCGGTTGAAGCACCTTCTTCGGTTGCTGCCCTGTTACATCACAAGCTAAGAAAGTTATCTGTGAACCAATAGAATCAAATATAGGAATTATAATTCTATCTTTATAATAACCATCCGTAGAAAATTTCATCTGAAAATGATAAGCTATCTCACCCGCTTTATTCTCGGTATATCTCCTCTTTTCCATTAGATAATTTACTACTGACTTAATACTATTAGATACTTTAGGCATCGGTATCTTAACAATATCTTCTTCTACATCCTCCTGCTCATCACCCAATAAGCTGATAATTTCTTTCGTGGTGGGCGACACTATTCTATCACCATAACCAGACCACTCTAAAAGCTTATGAACGGCCTCATTTCTTTCAAGTCCTAAAACTCTTTGAACCAAATGGATTATATTGCCTGATGAACCACAACTAAAACATCGCCAGAGGCCTTTACTCTTACCCTCGGTTGATATTGAAAATGAAGGATTCTTATCTTCGTGTTCTGGCATCGGACAACACGCAATATACTCCTTACCCGAGAACGCTCCCTCAACGCCTAATTCCTTAAAAACAACCTGTAAATTCATCTTCTCTTGAAGGTCTTTAAATCCCATCTATCGACCTCCTGACTAAGCTAATCCTATCATAGTCACTATTTATTTCTAAAAATCTATTTTCGCAACCTTCCCTTATTTTAATAAATTGTAGCTTAGTTAAATCCATCGTCCTCATCTGGCTTGTCTGAATAATTCCTATGGCTATATCAGCGTGGGCTGCTATCTGCTGTCTGGCTAATCCGATATCTCCAAAGCTCAACTCCACCTTTTCTTTTGCTCCTACCAGTAACTGGGCTGCCGACCATATCGGAATATTCAGCTTGAGGGCCAGACCTTTTAAATTCTTAACTATCTCACCGATATATTTCCAATCCATAGCCGACTGGTAACCGCCTTCGTTTGGACTCATTATCCCAACATAGTCAACCACCACCATATCTGGCTGAAATACTCCCGATAACTTAGATAGCTCCGCACCTATCAACCGGCAACTGCAACCTTCTGGTACTCCCAGAATTTTTAGGGCATTTGGTTTTAATTTCGAGACCTCCGCATCCCATTTTTCGTAATCGTCCTCAGACATTTGAGCCCGTCTGAATTTTCTATATTTAATTTGGGCTAACCTCGAATCAAACCTATAAGCCGTTTGCTCGGGTGTCATTTCAATAGTTACAAAACAAACTTTATATCCTGCCAAAATGGCTGATATCGTTATATCTTGTAGTGATATTGACTTTCCACCTTCGGGCGGAGCCATCATAAGACCTAATTCACCATTTCTTAAACCACCATCAAGCTCTGTATCAAGCTTTTCTATACCTGTCGAGATACAGAACTTTTTATCTAACTCTGGATTTTTCTGTCGCTTCTGTACGGTAGTCATCCTGTCAACAAAATTCTCGTAATAATCAACTACCACTACATCCCTGCCACCTGCAGCTACATCCGTCAAATCCTTTAACAAAATATCCTGTGCCTTATCTGGATTATCGGCGTCTATGTGAGCTATGGCCTTTTTCATTGACACTTTAAGTCGGCGAGATTTATGTGCCCGAGTTACTTCTTCATAGGCATATCTAAATTTATCCTCGGTTATCTCATCCTTCTTTTCCAGAAAAGCTACTATATTTGAAATCTCCTCTGGCTTTATCGGCATTTTTTGAATCTCATTAACCAATACATCCAGTTGAGGTACTTCATTAAATCTATTAAAATAACTATTCATAGCCAGAAATATCTGTCGCATAGGAACTAACTCAAAGCTACCTATTGTCAGATTAGTGACTATGGCTTTAGTATCATAGCCCTGTAATAATCCTCTTATCACCTGTCTTTCAAATTGTGCTAAATCACGCATTTTTACTCACCTTATCCCAAAACTCTCGGCCTATTCCGCCCTTTCTATAATCTTCCCCTTTTACTGCGAGCATTTTACACGCTCCATAAAGTATTGATATTACCGACTCTCCATATTGTTTATTTAACTCTTGTAAATTATAATTAGTACTAATAATAGTTACTCTATTCCTATTCAACCGCTCCCTTAAAACCGAATCAAGCCTGAGTCGAACCATTGGATTTAATTGTTTCCGTACTCCGTCATATTCTTTGCCGATATCATCCAGAATTAAGACTTCCACCCTTTCAAGAACAATATTCATAGCCACCTTAACCGAAGTATCGTCAAATGAACTCATTACCCAATCAAGTAATTTAGAAAACGGCAGATATTTCACCGTAAATCCTTGAGTTAAGGCATCTTTACCTACCAGACAAGCCAAAGTTGTTTTACCTACTCCGTGTGACCCATAAAATAGTAACCCCTGACCGCACTTTAGGGCTTCGTCTAAATTCTTACAGTAGGCCATAACAAATTTTTTAGCATCAGCATCGCCTATAAAATCATCCCACTTTATAGGCCAGTAACTCTTTGGTAAACTGGCTCCAAAATATTTATAAGCCCTCTGTAATTTAGCCCGTTTATCATCATCCGTTCCTTTACCCGTAAATACTTCTTCTTTAATAATATTTAATTCTTCTACCTCTAACTCGGTAAATTTTACAATCCCTCTGGCTCGTTCTCGCATTTCATTTTCCATATCTTACCCTCATAGTATTATAGCCAGTAACCTATTTTTTATTCATCTTATCATAAGTCTTTTTCAACATCCTAAGTATATCTGAAAATGAAGTATTTTCTGAATATCCCAAACAACTCTTAATCTCTTTAAGGTACTGCATTATTCTCGGCATCCTACGCCAGATATTGCTTTCAAATAAAAACTTACTGATGTCTGGCCGAGATTTAAGAAATACCTTCCTCCGTTCTTCTAACCCCAATTCCTTGTGATACTTAATCGAAAACCTATCTGCCCGTTTAAAAGCCATAAAATTCTTTCGCCCTCCTGATTTTTTCTTCTTCCTGCTTCATAAACGCTTCTAAGCTACCCATACTCTTATCTGCGATATCTTTAGCCCGCTCATCAAGGAAGTCAACCATTATCTCTTGTTTGCTAAAATACCAAACCCTAAAATTCTTGACGGTCTTTCTATCAAGCAGCCAGTTTATATACATTTTAAACAATTCATTAACATTTATTTCACCATGCCTACCTTCGAGCCTGTGAAGCTGTGCTATCGTTCTCTGGTTGATATGGATTTTTAACTGGCCCATAGGCCGTCTGGTTTCAACACCATACTTCTTTTTAAATTCATCCTGAAAGTAGAGGCACATCTGCTCAGTAGTCCAATGCTCTACTTTAGTTTTCTTGTAGCTCTTTACTCCTCTCCTTACTCTAAATTCCCCCATCCTGCTACTCCTCTATATAATAATATTCTATTTTAAATAATTTAATATTATTTGAATTATATTTTCTTCTTATCATTTAATATATCCTATTACTACTATATAAGTATATTAAGTTATAAGTCTTATTATTATATATTCCTTCGGAATATAATAATAAGCCTATGACATCAAACCGCTTTCAGTAATTCCTTCTGACTTATCCCCACAGGCTTTTGAGTTATTCCGTCAACTACTTCTTTAAATAATTGAGTCTTAAATTTCAGTATCTCCAGTACTCTATCTTCCACAGTATCTTTTGCGATTAGTCTGATAACATTAACAGTTCCCTCTTGGCCTTTCCTATGCAGTCTATCTTCAATTTGAGCTATCTGCTGTGGATTAAAGGGTAAGTCCATAAAAATTATGTAATCGGCACATTGTAGATTTATACCTTCTCCACCCGCAGTTGTCATCAGAAATACATTTTTCTTTTCTGACACTCTAAATTCATTAACTAATTTATCTCTGACACCACCAGTTGTCGGAACACTCCCATCTAATATTATAGCCGGTAACTTCAAATCTCGAGCTATAATATTTATCATTTTTCTAAATTGTGAAAATACCACTACTTTATGGCCGTTCTCAACAATTTCTTCTACCAGTTTTTTCAGCTCTTTTAATTTCTCTGACTTCCTAACATTAGGGTCTATCAATTCGCAGCTATCACAGATTTCTCGTAAAAATGTAATGTTAGCTAATATATTTGCCTGTTTAACTTTTTCCTCAACATCCTCTATCTCTGATTCTAACAGATTTCTTTTGACATCATTATAAAATTTTCTCTGCTCCTTGGATAACTCAATATATAAATCATTATAAACTTTAGGCGGTAGGTCTTTTAATACATCAGATTTTAATTTTCGTATCATTATGGTTTTCAGCTTGTTATGAACTTCTGACAATCGTTGATATCCTGCTATCTCACCAAAGTAGCCTCTGGTAATATATCGTCTGTCGAATACCATCCAATTACCGAATATGTGAGGATGTATAAATTTCATTATCGAGTGTAGGTCTCGAAGTTTATTCTGAACGGGAGTACCCGTAAGACCGTAACGGTATGATGAATTCTTTGCGAGCTTTATCAATGCCTTCGTTTGCTTGGCTTTATGGGTTCTGATACGATGTATCTCATCAACTATAATACAGTCGAATTGTAGGTTAAATAGCACCGACTCTATATCGTTTCTCAAGATTTCATAATTAACTATTTTGAAAAATGCTTTGGCAAGATAGGCCTCTGTTCTTTTTTCGGGAGAGCCTTCAACCACCCGATAGCTGACATTATGTAAGCATTTCTCAATCTCACGCACCCAGTTATATTTTACTGATGCTATACAGACCACCAGACAATTCCTAATCTCACCGATAGACTTTAAATGCATTGCTGTTAATAGTGCCGGATAGGTTTTACCCGTTCCCATTTCTGAAGTATTGAGTGCTGTTTTCCGTTGTAGAAAAAATTTAAGGGCCACTTTTTGATGTGGCATTAGAGGGAGTTTAGCTGAAGATATATCTATGCCGTTTAAATCACAATCTTCTTGCTTCGTTAAATGCTCCAACCCGATACACCAATCTCTGTATTTAATCAACAATTCATTAAGGCGAGGAGATTGCTTGATATCTAATAATCGTCTATCCTCGCACTCTTTCTTTAAGATATCATAATCGTTGAGAGCAATAGTCCAAACCTTTCGGTCTTTATCCCATTGCCTTGAGGGTAGGCTTTTAATTACATTGAGGTATCGGTAAAAATCATTACCTTGGACAATGGCCTCAAAATAGCCAGTATGCTCCTCGGGAGCTTGGAGTAATAACATAAATTATTTCTTATTAACGGTTACTAATTTTTCTAACCCGAGTAATACAGCTTCAGAAAAAGATATCTTCTGACCAAATGCTTTCTTTCGCAAATCCATCCAAGCATTTACTCGCTTAAGAATTTCTTTAGTCTTGCTGTCCTCTGGAAAATAGATAGACTTATTCATTAGAATACCTCCTTGATGAATAATATATCATAATATAATGGATGAGTCAATAACATTTTATTTCTTATTATAGCGGGTAAATTGGTAGGCCGTTATAATTCATCACAGTATCTTTTAAGGTCTGGATAATTTCTATGAATTTCTCCTAAAAGTCTGGCATAATTATCAAGTTGTTTTAAAATTTTTTCAAGTTGTAAAGTAGTAAAGAACCCACCGAATTTGTAGCGTTTAGTGTTATACTTAATCCCTGTCAAGTAGGCAATTTTCTCAGTTACCCTTAACCTCGCACTTCTCTTTTCCTGCTCCCTCATATTCTTTGTCTGCTTCATCGGTCACCTCCTCAATGTTCACTCGGGAGTATCAGAACTCCATCTTCAAACCAGAGTGTAATCTCTGGGAGTGGGAAGTTGGTATAGGTAATTTCTTCTGTGTAGATTACCTTTCCGTTCCCATCTTCAGCCATCAATGTAGCTGTATCATCTTCTTTAACTTTTAATCTCCATACCGCAAATTCTCGATATTTCTCAAGTGTCGGCTCATACTTCATATTGGTAAAAATCTTAGTGAGTAGCCAGTATGCTCCACCCTTATCAGCTACAAATTTTACCCCATCTGTAAATCTGTACCCAGTAAGTGGGTCGTAGTAGTGATTTAGTGTTCCTGTAAATTGGTTCAGGTCAGACATAGTTAACTTATCCATCTTCGTTCACCTCCTCAATGTGTTTCATTACGAACCATCCTTAAACTTCTCTCGGAGCTTATCATAATTCCTCATTATCTCTAAGCAACTCTCTTTCCCGAGTACTCCTTCACTTAGGATTATCACATTTCTGACATCGAACATATTTGTTTCACCTGATTCTCGGATTTTCTCGTATGTCTCAAATTCTTCTCTGGTAATCATTGGTCACCTCCTAAAAAGTCTATTGACTTCTTGACTGGCCTTCTTCAATGCCTCTCTCGTCTTTTTCGCTCGTTCGGGATTACATCTGTACTTATTATCCTTAGATTTGTGTGCTTTCATCCCGCCACTCGGTATCCAGACTCCGCATTTATCACATTGGTATTCATACTTCTTCCCGTACCTTCTTTTCTTTAAGGCCATTTTGTCACCTCCTTCTATATTCCCTTAAACATTTAATCCCAAATCCATTTGCTTGATTCTGTGTATTCCTGCCCTCTATCTGTCTGGTCTTTCTTAGGAAGTGGAATAGTTCGTGGCCTGTTAACCAGACTATATGCTCATTAGTACCTTTAGCTGTTTCTTCCTCAATATCTATCGGCATCCTTTCGTAGGCATCATAGGTCGCACTCCATTGAGCCATCTTCTCGTTCCATTGTTCTTTAGCCTTTTTGAATATTAGAATCCTGCCGTTCGTTCTGTTCTGTATCCTATCGGGTAATTGTCTTGGACTCTGTACTGTGGATGTATAGTTAAGATTTGTTTCTTCCCATCCTCCAATATATTTATAAGTTCGGTTGCTTGGATATATAGGAATTTTATTAACTATATGGAAGTATTTTCTCGCTTTCCATCCTCTCGCTTTATTTTTATTAGCTTTCCTTTGCGATATCGGGTAGGAGCAGTAGCTCCTTGGATATTTAGCCTTCGTGGCTGTGTATCTTATATACTCCATCTTACTCATATCGTAGCGGGATAGTAACTCCTCAATATAGGTTTTAACCTTCTCGTCAATCTGTATTTTGTAATCCATCCTCATAGTATCCCTCCTTCTTCCCCTCTCATTATATAATATAACATATTATAATAGGGATGTCAAATCGGTCAATGTAATCAAGAGGTTTTTAGGTAGAGTAGATATGAGGGATTAAATTATTTAAAATATCTAAAAGATTTCTTGAAATAAAACTCATCATTTATACTCAACAATATTAAAATCCATTTCCTTATTCCAGAGTGCCCTGCATATCTTCATCTTCTCGCTTTTAGTAAAGTCGCCTGTTACCTTCCAAGTAACTCGACTCTTAGCATAAGCCATCTTCGCTGTAAATTTCTTACCTCGATAAACACCTTCAGCTTTATCGTGTCTGCCATTAGTATATTTAATTATCTTTTTAACCTTAACTGAATCAGTTATCATTTGAGCCTCCTTTCGGTAAATGCATCACATTAAACCATTTTAATTCTGCTGTCTTTAATAGCATCGCCTCTAAATTTCCTTTAATCTCAACATACTCATAATAGTTTGGAAAAAAGTTTTTAGTCATATCAAATATCTCATCTAATTTTTCTTTTACGAATTCTTCTGGCGTATCTTTCTTTAGCTCAAATGAATTAAATCTTTTCTTATCGTCACTCGCAAAAGTTTTTTCATCCCGATACATCCGAGTTCGTATTTCTACATACCATTTACCATCTGGCCTTCGTATCGCCATCCCCAAGACATTACCCTTTTCAATGCCCTTGTTTTTCTCAGCGAACCAGATACCCAAGATATAATCCTCACTTCTTATTTCCATTACTTACCTCCCTCATCTATAAACTGCTTCCATTATAAAATCTTCGATGCTATTACTAATCTCATTGTAAGCACCTTCCCAAATATCGAACCACTCATCCGGTACTCGGTCACTTACCAGTTCCCTGACCTTCTGGTAGTCTGTGCCATTATAGGGAGTTGAACACTCTTTAATTGCGTTCTGGACTAAGCCTTTAAGCTTTCTTAAATTTACTTTTCCTATCGACCTTGCCATCTTGTAAATCCTCCTTTGTAAATGGGCTGTGGCCCTGACAATATTTAGAATTACCCTCTGTGTTTTCCTTTATCGGCTTCTTGCATTTTGGACACTTCATCTAACACCTTCCCATTAAAAAATTGTATCACACCTTTATAAATTTTAATATCGCACCTGTCCTGAATATATCCGTATGAAGGGTATGGCCAGAATACTCTGAATTTTCTATCTCTACCGAAGTAGCATACGCTATATTTAGTGCCGTATAAGTCAACTACCAAGTGTGGAGTACCTTTCTGTGATAATATTAGTGAGGACTCCAGATTTAATCCTTTCTGAACCCGTCTTAGCATCCGCTCCGATTTAGGTATTTTATCCATCACTTCACCTCATTTTGATTTCGGGTACAGTCCTCTTTACTCTTATCAACTCTGAATCCTACAAATCTTGGATGTCTTAGACTGCCCGTTATCGTTAATCTCTCACACTCTATTTCAACCACCCTTCCCAAATATTTCTCTTTATTCTTAGCTATTCCCCATCGCTGCTCATCACTCAACCCAGAGGCATAGGTCAGTTGCTCCTCTCCATAAAATCCTACTCCTATACTCCCGACTGCTCCCTTATATTTCCCGTCACCATCCTTAAATCCTGTGATTATCATTGTGAACCTCTCAAATCTTTTAACCTTATACATCCCGTGTCGGTCATAGTAGGTAGAATTTAGATTCTTGAGCATTATTCCTTCACCATCTTCAGCTACTATATCGTGGTAATATTTTACCTTATTTATGGTAGTCCATCCCGATATAAATATCGGAACATCTGGGTACTTCTTCCGAATTTCCTTGACTACATTAACCAGTACTATATGCCTATCTCGGTAAGGTATCTTGGTTAAATCTTTTCCTTTCAATTTTATAATATCGAATACCCAGTACTCGAGCTTTCCTTTCTCTTTCTGCCGTTCCCAACTCTTTTCTGGCCCTGACCCGATTATACTGGCTGTATCATTAAAACTATGGCTCGGAGCAAATCCTTCACCGTCAATTATAGTGCCTTCCAATTCTGGTAATTCTAAATCTCTCAAGTGTGGGAAGTTATTTGTTCGGTCCATATATTTACCAGTCTTTTCCGAAATCCGTCTGGTAGTAAATCGGTTTCCTTCGTGGTTAATTTCCATCTTCAATCTGGTACCATCGAGCTTCTTTTCAGCTATCCAATGGTTGTTATCGTTCCACGCTTCAACCGGTACATCCTTTATCCTGCCTCCAAGTGCTTTAGATGTCTCAATCTGCTGTGGTTCTGTTTTAAATTCCTTAAGCTTGTTTTCCATAAACCCACCCCTCATCAAGGCATATCTGCCTCACTATTCTGGTTGCTGTTTGTTTATCCAATCCCGTTTGAGCCATCAGGTCATCAATTAGGGGTAGTTGTAAAATCCCTCTATCGTCAGACTTTAACCATAGCTCTTTAATCTTCTTTTTAACTATCTTTTTCTGTTCTTTTGTGTATTCTTGTACCTTCATTTTCCCTCCTTTCTTCCTCTCATTATATAATATAACATATTATAATAGAGAAGTCAAGGTCGCTAATAGAATTTCTTGAGGATATGATTGAGGTAAGGCATTACTTTTTGCCACTCATCAGCGTCTAAAGTATAGACTACGGTAGGTTTTTTCGGTTTCCGAAGTATTTTATAGACAGTAATTTCATCACGCCTTATACTGATGAATAAATTATCTGAAACTCTAATCGTTTTAAGGATTTTTGTTCTTCTTACTGGCCTATCCATAATCGTCTGTATTTGCGATTTAAGGGCATTTTAATTCAACCCATAGTAGATATAGATACCTATTAAAACGCCCCGATTTACCCCATTATAGCCTAAATTCAGCCCATTCTCGAGCCTTTTTAGCATATATGACCTCAATTCCATTGAAAGTTGTAAAATTGGTAAAGGAGTTCCCTTTCTTTGGTCCTGACGGCTAACATCCGATTTTCCTCTTTACCCCTCACCTTAAGATTATGAGTTATGTGATAAGTAAGCGTATTAAAAATTCCCCAAACTCCAATGTCTTGAGAATTAGCTATCGCAGGTTCAATCAATTCATTTGCTAATCTTTTTCCCATCTTTGACTCATCAAAGAAGGTCCTGATTCGCTCCTCACTCGGCTTAATGCTAATCCAGTTCCTCCAAGTGTCAATAGTTGAATCCACCTGCGGTAACTTAGCCATTATCAACTCTGAAAACTTCTGTGTAGTCACCCCTTGAAAATGCCTTATTGATAATCTCGCTATGGTCTTAGGTACTACCAATCCGTTCTTGCATTTTAGCCTGTGAGCATTTAACTCAAACCCAACCCCAAATTGTGAATTATAGCTGTTAAAAGCTCGTAACCCGAAACTTACTACATCGCCTACTTCTACTTCTGCTTTATCTACTGTCTTAGTGTCAAAATCATACTGAGCAAATAGGATAGCTCCTTCCCGACAAACATTAACCCCTCTGGGCTTCAAGTATGATAGATTATCAAAAGTGTTAATTACCTGCTCGTGAGGAACTATCTTGTAATTATTCCCGACTATTCCTAAAACTGCTCCATTATCTTTTCTGACTACCGCTTTCCTATCCGGTACTCTCTTTCCACCGCATACCTGTAAGCTTTTTAATTCTACATCAAATTTATAATTCATGCTCGACCTCCTTCAATATCAATATCCATACTATCGCACTCATCACATTGCCACTCATCCTCTGGTTGTGGTTCTTCATCTACGGCAACCCCTTTCTTAAAATAGACTCTAAACTTTTTGATGAGTATAAAGCTATCTGTATTACCGCAGTTATTACACTCCATTATTCACCTCCTTTACATAACTTTACTTAAGTAGAAATTACCAGATATTACAGTACTACACGACACCCTATTCTCTGTATAAATTCTGTGATTACTTTACTTAACGTTACTGCATTTTACTATATGTAATGATACATAACTATATCTGCTAATAAGTCTTTGATTACTTTACTCGAATGTACATAAAAATATCGCAAAACACATCACACCACCACACAAAACTAAACTGCATACTACGTTAGATGTTATAAATCCTGTGATTAGTTTAGTGCATCTTACGACAGCTCACCAAATTCAGCAGTACGACACATTAAAGTTTTTGCCATCCTACTATTTCAAATCTTCCAAAATCTGGCCTATGGCTGCCTATCCCGTGACTTCTTCCTGCTCGCTCTACTCCTTCTCTCAAGACTTCTTCGGTCAAATAATCATCCATAACTTGTAAGTCAAAAGTTACTTTCCACTCTCGGATTATAGGCCTTCTAACTACAACCGATGGATTACCGATAGCATTTTTGTTTTGGGTAACGGTAACATCTGGCTCTTTATCTGGTTTTCCGTCAATATAGCAATTAAACGGACTAACAAATATCGTGGCTTTAGCTCTCGGCTTATTCATCTTGATTTTGTTACTGACTAAAGGTACAGGCGAAACCAAACCATTGATTACTGATGCTCTTATCATAGGCGAGTCTATAAAATACCCCTTACTATCTTGAGGGATTTTAGCTTTCCATTTTACCAATTCTTTTGCGTGGTCTTTTTTCCTTCTCTGCCCTTTATCCATTAACTCAATATCTTCTTCACTCATCTTGTTAAACTTAATAGGAACTGTACCCTGAATCGTTACTTTCACTTCATACATTTTTAAACCTCCTGTTTTAGATACTCTACTTAAACTTACCTTACCGAACCCAACCGTATATTACTTCATTGTTTCACCTCCTTCTAAAAGACTTGATTACTTTACTAAACCTGACTCAATTCGTCTTGAGCCAACATTACTTGAGTCGAGTCCATATTACCCGAGTTAAATCCAACTCACTCGAACTCAATCCATAAGACTTGATTACTTTACTTTAAATGACCGCTTCAAACATTATCCGACAGAACAGCACTCTAAATCACCCAACAAAAATATTTTAAAACTTAATTACTGCACTTCACCTTACAATACTCGAAACACACCACTCTAATTTACATTATCTTTTAAGACTTGATTACTTTACCTTACTATAAATTACCGCTCAATACATTATGCGACAATTCATAAGACTGATTACTTCACTTGACCGAACGGTATTTTAAATAAATAAACATAACATAAATTGAGACTACTCTACGAAACATTATCAGATAAAATCTCACTTTACAAATTTCAGGTCACCTTACTATAAATGGCTAAATACTCCACAATCTACACATACCATATAAAACTTACCGCCCTCAACAACTACCGCACTATTCTTGGGTAATAAAATCCATCTGGTACATCCGCACTCGCAAGGCCCGATTCTATCCATCGGATATTTATAGCCCCAGAGGTCATCAAGTTTTTTCTTTGTCATTGGACTTGCTTTTACTTCGTAAATTTTAATGCTCATCCCTTAACTCCTTTTTTCGCTTTCTCCCATTGCCTACCCTTCATAAGACCATATTTAACCCAATCTTTACACCCTCTACAAATTAACTTTTTAACACTGCTATTCGTGTATTGTATTATTATATGTAAATGCCTATCTAAATCTCTGCTATCCTCATCGATAATTTTACGACAGATATAACATCTATCTTTTACTTCTCGAAATCGTCCACACTTAGGACATCTTTTCTTCATTATTCCTCCTTTATTGGATATACTTTCTCTCCAAAAATTTCTACATACTCCATCACTTTTGATGCCGTCCAATCCTTCGGAATATTATGCCGTATTTCCTTAACCTCACCCCAAGAATACCCATACTTCAGCAGATTGTAGCAGATAGTAGCCTCCATCCCTGTATCACCTATCCGAACTAAAGGTACATACAGCTTATCTTCTTCTGGCTTATAAATTACCTTATGACAAGCTGCCAGAACATACTCAGGCCTCGGCATTTCATTTTGATTAAGCATCTGAATCTGCCTGATATGATGACATACTTGCCTTCTGTAAATCCATACAGGACAGCTACAAGCCCACTCATTTTTCCAACTGATAGATACTACCCAATGCCCGTCACCGGTTGACTTGGGTACATTCCAACTCTTTCGCCATTTTTCTTTACGATACCTTACCATCTTGACACTCCTCACCAACTTGATTGATAGTAATATTCACACCTATCATCCCAATTAGCTAAAATCTCAGTTAAAATTCGTTTTGTATCTTCTAAATCCCGCCAGTAATACTCGTCATATTCAAGACTCCCAAAAAAGAACCCGCCCTGAGTAGGTAATAATTCTTCTGCTGCTTCTTTAGTGTGTTTTTCTAATACCTGTGTAATCAAATCCAATAGTATCACAATATTACCTTTGGCTACCCAATGTGGATTACAGTCATCTACTCCATCCTGCACATTCTCTACAAACCATTGATGTATCTGATTAGATTTTCTCCAGTAAGCAACTTGTTCTTCAATGTAGGTCACCTTATCCAGATTAACTTCTGGGATTCCCTCAATCTTTAATGCCTCTTTCTCTTTACCCCAGATGTATCGCTTTTTATTTAAGTGCATATCTAATCCCATTATTCACCTCCCCTTTCCTCGCACTCCTTAGAACAGAATACATCACCGTTCTGTCCTCTTATTGTGCTTTTACTTAATAACCTCAACTTCTTACCGCACTTTTTACACTTAACCCTTTTTCCTCTTTTGCTCATCTTCTTCCTCTCCTATAATTGTATTGACAGCGTGGCTAACTGCATCTTCATAAACCTGCGGATGATTCTCTTTAATGTAATCCATAGCTAAGTTGAGTTCTCGAAGTTCAGCTTCCAGAACCAGAATTTTATTCGACTTTCCCATCCTTTAATCCCCCGTCTTTTAGGATTACCTTTTCTTCGCCTTTCTTGTAGCCTGATTCATAGACCTTTACCAGTAACTCTCTTACTTCTTTGGATATCCTCTTACCCGCTAACTTTATCACCTCTTTAAAACTCGGTGCTGATGTCTTAGCTTGTAGGTAAAGTAGCTTATCCTTGGCCTCAATACCTTTAAATCCTGTGCGTATTAAGAACCTGTGAAGTGGATTTGTGTATCGGTCAAGTAATTCTTTGTGTGCCTTTATTTCCTTATTCAAGCTGTTAATCTTGGCCTGTATCTTAAAAGCATCCCTGAACCAATCCCGTATCTCTAAAGTAGTGTCATCAATGGATATGTACTTTGGACTTATCCTAATTCCTTTTGGTATAGCCATCTATCTCACCTCCCTGATTTTTTAGTAATTCTAATATTACATCTGTAATTGCGTTCTCGAATTTATTAAGAAAGTCAAGTTCCTTACCGTTAATATAGACTACTCCGTGATGCGTTCTCACCTTAACTCCTGCTATCTCGCCTTCCCATTCTGTAAATTTATTTATCATCACTTTACCTCCTCAAATTTTATATTAAGCTCCTCTGCTATTCCTTCCAAATCTAATCCTCTGCCGGGGCATTTATCGTGATGATTCTCTATCTGCTCAATCTTTAGAAACTCCAGTAAATTCATAAGACCTTTTATCTGCTCCTCTGTGAAGTTATCCCTGCCTGTAAGTGCTATCCCGATATAGTGATTCCGACCTTTAGCGTGTGCACCCCTCTTAGTGCTTTTTCGGCCTACTTCTACCACCCCATTAGCTCTTATCAAGTAATGGTAGCCAATTCCATCCCAACCTCGCTCTTTATGCCATTGGTCTATTACCTCTACCCCTACATCGTGGCTATCCGTATGATGTATTACAGCCCGTTTACGGTTCATATCAGCCCCGTGAGCTGTCACCTGTAATATTAGTAACCCTATCAATATTGTTTTCATCTTCCACCTATCCTCGTATATTATAGCCATCATTAGTAATTATCTTCACATCATCCATACTTTTAGGCGGGTGGTAGCCACCCTCGCCTCTCGCTCGGCTTCCTGTATTCCAGACCTAATCTCTCGTAAATCTCTCGCTCTGTGTTCTTATATAATATATTTTTTCCTCTATACCATAGGCCATATTGGTTGAGTATGTAGTAATTCCGTTTGGCGATTCCCCTCATCCAGATATTCTCCTCTTTAGGCCCTGTGGTTGTCAGTAATCCTGAAGCCCATTGTGAAAGTGGAATTATCCATAAGTCAACCTGTACTCCTCTTACCAGTATGCTCGCCTTTACTCCGTCTGGTTTTCCCACAATCCGTTGTCCGATTTTCAGAAACTCTGCCATCATCTTCGGGCTGCTACCCTGTATATCTATGTCGCCCACCCTTCGCTTTCCTCGTCTCAAACTACCTGTAATCTTGACCCTGCCGTATGGTCGAAGTCTGGCCTTTACTTCCAGAGCTATCTTCAGAGCCGTTCTTCTATTAACCTTCTTTTTAATCCTCATAATTTCCTTAACTTCTGTACAGTTTTAGTATCGTGGTTAAGTATTGTTATCGAGTCTGCTTTAGGGCCGAATTTCATTATCACTCTTTCGTGGCTTATTATGTCCTCAAAAACAACCCCTGCATATTTCCCGAGCTGTCGAGCCATTGTTCCCCACTCCTCAATCGTTCCCACTGGTGAATCCCCGCTTTTATATTCTCGGTATTTCCTTGGAGTATCTTTCTTTCCATACATCACTCTTTTACATTCTATAAACTCTCCCTTATACCCTTGCATCTGTACTACTCCTATCATAGTCATCTTAAATCCTCCCTTGTTCTAAATCGGAATCCTCTAAGACTCTGTACTCATCTACCCTCTCAAAAGGTAGGCCCCTAATCTCGCCATCATCACAGTATATTCTGAATCCACCTTGGTAGCTCCCGACTATCACGCAGGTAAATTTGAGCCTTCTATGCTCTATTACTATTCCCCGTTGTTCACAAGTAGTCAAATCTCTCATTATTCACCTCCTCTTTCCCTGATAGCTTCTGCATTGTCTAAATATTCTGAAAGGTATTCCTTTACCTGCTGTAAGGTGTTAAATACTCTTTGTCCACCCTCCAACTGGTCCTCAACATAGTAGTTACCATCCTCGTAAGTCACCTGTCCGTAAAATAGGTCAACCATCATCCCACCTCCTTTATAAATCCCCTACTTTCCAATCTCTGTATCACCCTTACCGTATGTGGGGAGTGTCTTTCATACTTCCGACTCCCGTTAATTATCACTTTCTCACGGGTAGGCCATAGGTCTATCCTCTTTTCCTCTTTCCTATATCTTATTGTTATTTCGTGTTTCATCTTCCCTTCCTCCCCTCTCATAATATAATATAACATATTATAACACAATGTCAATAGGGTAACTCATAAAATATTTGATTTAGATGTAGAGTGGATATAGAGAATTCGGTCAGAGAGAAAATATCTAAAAGAATTTCCTCTTTAATTCCTGAAGATTGCGCTCCGTTGTCAGAGCAAAGGGTTCTGCCTACCCTTAATTCCTATCCCGTAGTTCAGTTTTCAACAACGAAGCGCACTTGAATTCAGCTTATTTGAAAATCAAGAGTCGGGCCTACTCGGCTTGCCCCTTGAGGTAATTGTATCTTTACTTTACCCTGATATTCACCGGGTACAGAAAGCTCATTACCCTTAAATAAGTATTTAGCCAAGCCCTGATTCTGGTCTATTATCTCACAGTTACCGCCACCGATTCTTCGGTTTGTTTTCTTTTCAATGAAATCGAAAACAACAGTAGCTCCAACAAGCGGTAAAGCTTTATTGAGAGCTTGTGCGTGAAAGACAATAGGAGTGTTATAATCATCCTTGACTAATGGTATTGGTTGAGCCATAACTCCTCCTTGTTACTGGTTCGTTCTCGCTTTTACGATTTCCTTGATGTAAAACTCGGATAAAAAGCGACCTTTCTTTTCAACAATTATTACCTCGCCTTCGGCATTGGTAATCTTATCACCCTTATTGATGACGAATATATCAGACTTCTCAATCGGGTGAATTATTAACGGCCTCGCACAGCCACTAAGCATTGTTAATGCTATCAAAAGCGGCAGTAAGAGCCGAATCATCTTCCGTTTCAACTGCATTGCAAGCCTCCTTAAAAGCTGCTTTCAGCTTTTTCTTCTTTGCATCGTTCTTTTCTTTATATATTGAAAGAACGAGAAAGAAAAATTTTAACGCTATTAAAATATACTGCATCTTAATCTCCCAAAGTGAAGCGGTAACGGCTTCTGGCTCACTATTTCAACCTTCGGCGGAGGTCAAATTCCAAAGGAGGTGTCAACCGTCACCGCCTCGAAATTTCTTAGTTATTAGTTAACTTCTTAAACAAATCGTATAACCCAGTTGATGTACCGCCAACAGCTATTCCTGCCATAATGGCCTGAACCATAGTCATACCTTCAGGCGTAAAGCCTGTAACCTGAGCTACGACTCCACCAATTACACCAAGAACAAATGCTACCACAGGTGCATATTTACTACCGATTGCAGGTATCTTTTTAATTAAATTCACAAGTATCGGAATCCCGATTGCTAAGATACCACTCGCACCAAAAATGTCCATAGCTTACCTCCTGCTTTTAAAAATTGCTACCGCCACAGCTATACCGCCGAATATAACAACACCAATAGCAATCACCGTATTAGTCACCATTACCTTCTATATTATTACCATTATCAACTGGCTTCAATGAAGCCAAGAAATTTGTCCTGATATGCTTTATTAACATCTGTAATCTTTTAACCTCTGCCGTATGTTTAGCCCAAGCCCTTTTCTTTAGAGCATCAGACTTAGCTTCAATCCTATCCCTAATCTTCTCATAATGATTATGGGAGTCTTGAATCTGTTTATTGCACTTCTCAATTTCGTGGATAATATTATCCACCCTCTTGTCGGCAATCTTAAACATTTTGACCTCAATGATTTCCGTTCACCTTCTTCAATAAAGTCACGGCTTCCGTCAAAAGTTGTGTTTGTTTTCCCGCTATTTGACATATCTCCTTATGTTCCTCTCGTTGATAATTATGTGCTTCTCTTACTTGCGAGTGAAATTCCCCTGCCATATTAGTATGCTTATCTAATTCCTGAGTAGCTTTGCTTACAATGTCCTGCCAAGCAGTATCTCTTTTCTCTGCTCTATCTAAAATCTTATCCTGCTGTTTCAATACCCATTTGAGCAAAAAGAAGAATAATGCTGTGATGATTATGCCAAATCCAAACTGAGGTAATAACTTCCACATTTCTGGCGTCATTAAGTTTGTCATAATTCACCTCTACTTTTCTAAGGTAACCTCATCAGGCTTCCATTTCTCAATTTCATTTACAAGGGCAAGCTGCCCTTTCACTTGTTCGACCTGATTTTCCAGAACCACCAGAGTTTGTATCAAGTCTTTTTTCTTTTTTGCGAGCCTTTCCCTTTTGATTATCAGTAATCTTTCCTCCGCCATCTTTCCCTCCAAATCTCTTTTTGAAAGCTTCCAATATTTGTTTTGCCGTATATTTCATACACTTGGCGTCATGCGGACAATCCCACATAAAGCCAGTAGGCTCAACATCAAATAAATAGCTATTAGGCCTATGACACATCGGAGTAGGACAAACTTTACGCATTAAATTATCAAAATGAGGATAACTCAATGCTGATGGATGCGTTCCTCCCCAACAGACTACTCCTTTAGATTTAATAGCAGCCATGCCGTGCATCAGGAAGCTGTCAATACCTATAAAACCTTTGCTAAATAATCCCAAAGCAATAATAGCCCTAACTGGAAAATTTATCTTTTCTGCTTTTGCCGGGCAATATTGATTTTCATGCTGAACCGAACCCACCATATAGCCCATTTTTATCAGCTCATCAACTAATTTATCTACTTCTTCTTTGGGTAAATCCCTTCTATACATCCCTGCTCTGCTGATAATATCTTCTTTCTCGGTCTTATCTTTCGGGAATTTTCCCCCGCAATGCTGTAAAAGGACCATAGGCCTATCAAATTTTTCAAGGAACAACTGAGCCATCCGTTTCTCTGACTCGCTGAAGTGAATCTCGGGGTATATCCCGTCATTGGGAATACCGAGCATATCACACCAACACTCAACAAAATGCCTTCGATTATAGATGTAGTCAAAATGATGATAAGGCTCAACATCTAAGAATATAGTTTTCTTGTCGAGCATAAAATCCTGAAAGAAATAAACAGATTGACCCATCCTCATAACTCTTTTAATATGAGGACTTCTAAGAAATACATCTGGACAACCTGCTATAACTGACAACGGCTTATCAGGATAAGCTTTTTTAATAGCCCGAACCACCGCAGTAGCCATAATATTTCTTCCTATTCCGCCTTTGACAATGAGCACGATATTGTCAGCATTGCTGACAAGTCTTTCCTCCAGTAACATTTGACACCTCCGTATTAACTATAAGCGATAGCCAGATAATTGACATCGCCACCACTATCAAGTACGGTTTCACTGCCAGTAGTTTCCGTACTTGAATAAAATTTTTCATATTTACAGCACCCTGCTGCTCCCTGCTGTTCTTCCCACCAAATTCTCTGCCAGACACAGCAAACCGAAGCTACAATCCATCCGCAACCTCTCCAAGGATAATAAGGATTACCGTGAGGGCCAGAACTCTTTAATCTTAAATAGGTGCAGAAGCATATATCATCACAATAATCAGAATAATAAAATCCACTTACAAAATTACAAACATCTGAACAATACCAAGGGTTACCGCAACAAGTATTCTGAACGCAACCTTCATAATGACAATAATCGTTATGGACCGTTTCGTAATTACAAAATCTGGCACATAAGGCACTTGTAGCATTTAACTGCCAACTGGCTGTTGCTTCATCCGCACACCATTGCTCGGTCTGATGACAAAAACAACTATCGTAGCACATTCCTTGACACCAACAGAGGATAGTTTTACCCGAGGAATCAAAGGGAACATTAACGCACATATTATCGCAAGCTTCGCAAGTGTGAGGACTTCCAGTAACAGGCGAACATAAACCAAGACTTGAACTATCATTACCAGAACTATCGTAACAACAATTACAGCATACAGTAGTACCTGCTTCTAAGCCCGAATCCACCCATTGAAAGGCATTTTCGTGTAGTTGAATTTCCCACTCATCAGAGCATCCGAAATTAACAGTATGACAAACTACTTGGGTACATTTCAATTCTGATATAGTCGAGTGAGGTTGACAATATTCTAATGAACAATTACACCAGACACCGCAACCGCATACTCGATATCTTATATCAAAACAGCTATGCCCGTAGTAATAGTTAGCCGGAGCTGCTGCATTACACCATAACTGCCACATTTCTTTAACCAGTACTTGACAGGTATTAACGCCAGTAACTTTAGTCACATCAAAATCTACTAAATAAATACACTCATCCCGAGTACCGCCAGAAGTAACAAGTTTAGCGTGAACATCAAAAGTCCAACCAAAATCACCGCTACCATTATCATAATAAGCAAAATTATCAGCATATACACACCACTCTTGACAAGAGGCACAATAATCTGATTGATAAGACATCAAATGTCGAACACCCATTTGAACTTGAGGTTGTTCATACCATTGACACAAAGTTACAGTAGAACCCGCACAGGCAGTACCCGCACAAATTCTTTTTACATAAGGCACCGAGCCGTAGGGGTGATTAAATTTTAACTGGCCGTGGTCTAAATATGAATAGCACTCATCGCAGGTAGCATCTACTAAACACATCTGGCCATCTTTTATTTTGACAGTTAAATTACCGCTTGTATCGTATGAATATAAGCCTGAGCCGTATAATTCTATTCGACAACACTCATTTGAAGTTTTGATTACAGTACCTACTATTGTTCCCGAAGTAACGCATCCAATATTAGCAGAGATAGCAGATAAACAAGAAACATCCAATTTTTCGGCAGTAATAGAATTAGCAGCTATCTTAGCAGCTATCACCGATGAAGCTACAAGTTTAGGGGTAGTTATAGAATCATCCTGAATATGAGTCTCACTTATGGAATCAGGCCCGATTTGTCCTCCCTCGATATTTATCTGGTCTGCTGATACTGAATTAGACCAATGGCCTTCACCGAATTTATCAACTCCTCTGATACGATAATAGGTAGTAGAATAATTTATAATTACTGTTATAGATGTACCTTGAGCCTTACTTAAGAGAGCTTCATTTCCCGTTTCCGTTCCTGTCCAAGTGTCAGAATCATTTTCCCAAATTTCATACTCAACTAAATCAGCATCACTTAAATCGTTCCACATCAGAAATGCTTTCTGGAATAAATTGGTAACCAGTAGTGATGGTGCAGACGGCATAGCATTAACAGGCTGTAAATAAGCGGCCTCGGGAGAGTAAGTACCCGAAGTATTATATGCTTTTATGAGATAGGTAATACCATCCCGAGCCGTTGGTCTAACTATGGTATAACTATCGGCTTTACCTCGCCATACCAAGTTAGAATCATCAGAACCCCAGTTGTCATTATTTAATCTTATTTCATAGCCCGCTAAGTCTGAATCAGTATTTTTATCCCAAGTAAGAAGTATCTCGTCAGTAAAAGTGTAAGAAAAATTTGAGACATTATTAGGTGCTTGTTTCCATCCTTCAATAGTTATTGCATATTGAGGACTATTAGACGGTACTTTAGATTCCCCTTCCTCTGTTTTCGATACTACCGCTACTACATATCTTCTACCTACCGCAAACGGCTTTTTAATGGTAAAGAAATCTTTATCAGTTTCCCCGATATTGCTACCCCAAGACTTTCCGTCATCATCAGATAAATAGATTAAAAAAGAAGTAGCCTTTTTAACCCACCTCGAACTTACTGATGGCTTCGTATATGATATATTTATAGCTATATCAATCTTCCCGTCAGGAAGTCTGGTAGTTTCCTCTTTTACAATTAGATTAGTGACATCTGGAATTTCAAGAGTGAGATACTTAAATTCATCCTCGGGAATAGTAACCCCAGAATAGTCATAAACATTTTCGTCATAGAGAATAGCATCAATACTAATTTCCCCGTCTTTATGCCTTCTTTGAATACTCCTTACCCTGAATTGCTCGTAAGCATGATTCTGGACTCCGAAACTCCACTCATCATTAACAGAAGGAACAAATGAAAAAGCACTTGAGACGGTTAATTCAGAATACGAGCCCGGTGATTCGGATACTGTCCGCTTTTCTATTGTATCGGTGATGGAACTCCTCACCTCTATTTCGTAAGTCTGTCCTACATCCAAGGTCACAGTTTTATCAAGTTTAACTAAAGTAGTAGTTGATTGAGCTTGGACTCTACCACCCTCACCCCATTGAGGTAAGTCATGCTGAAAATTGATAACATCACCGGGCTGTAAATTTATTGCTCCCATACCCGCTATAAATTTAATCTGCTTCGTCTGGTATTTTAATTTCTTCATTAAAATATTGCCTTCTCGAAGTGCCTGTGATAACCTCGTGCAACCTATAAATTGAATTTTCTTTTGTCTTTCTATTTCTCCATCGACCAAAGATTCTTCATTCCCTATTTCGTATTCATCCATTTGATAATCTTTATCAACATTAGCATATTGAAGGGTTAATATATTAGGAGTAGATGATTTAGATGCATAGTTTATAGCAAAAGAATCAGCAACTATACTTGTCATATTAAAAGTGTATGAAGCATCAACTTGTTTTTCTACGGTTAATCTTATCTTACCTGACGATATATAAAGCAATCCTCGACAGGTCGAACAAAGCTTATAAAGAGCATCAAGAGCAGACATTGAGGAATCAAGAACTATATCAAGCATCATCCTCTTTTCCTTATTCCCATCTAAATTATCAACACCCTCATCAAAATACTTTGCTGAAGCTAAGAAAGAATCTTCATCAATATTGCTTGAAGATATATATTGCCCTAAACCATATCTGGTATTAGTCAATAGGTCTCGAATACACCAAGCGGGATTACCAGACCAAGCTGTGACATAACTCGAGCCATCCCAAACTAAAGTGCCGTCATTTGATAACTTTTTGAATACTTCAGATGTAGAATCCCAGTAATAATCTTCCCAAGATACAGAGTCACCCGAGCCGTCCTGAACATCAGGCGTTCTGACTTTAGTGCCTGTTACTACTGCTGTGATATTGGGTAAAGCGTTAGCGAGAGATTCAGAAGCAACTAATCTTAATCCCAATAAAGCCGTTGAAGGATAGCTTAAATCTTGAGTGGTAATCTCATCAACGCTTGATAAACTCAATACTCCGTAATGCTCACCATCTTGGTCGGAAGATACTTTGGTTACCCGAATATCATATTTTTCAGGAGTAAGATATTCTGACTTGAAGTATCTGTTAAACTGCGTTTCCATCAAGCCGTTAAATTCGTGAATACCCGCAAAAGTCCAATCAGATGTACCATTAACCCTATACTCTATCTGCACCGCATAATACCACCCGACATGATTCCACTCACTATCAAGCTGATAAAGGGAGGTCATATTAAAACATAATCTAAAACACTCAACAGCCGTTCCCGTAGTGGTATAAGTATAACTTGAACTCTGCTCTAAAATGGTATTATCGGAATATACATTGTGTATATCACCGAAATTTTCAATTATAGATTGGTTTGATGTTCCAAGTCTGGTTGTTACCTCTGCATTTTCTCCGTAAGGGTCGCCAGATGCCTCACCATAAAATTCTTCAAGGGGAGAGCCATTAAGCTTAACATTACTGATACTTTCTATTTCGCCTTCGCATAAAGCTACAAGTATATTAAGGGTTTCATTTTCCCCTTCCTCTATGTAGACATTGATTACATTAGGAGCTACTATATGCCTACCATAAACCACAGGCAAAGGCCCGCCGACAATGGCTCTCATCAAAGCTCCGTTCCACCCGTAAGTCGGGGAATCTTCCATATCCTCTGGCATAGACTCCATTAGAATAATGTCAGTTGGAGTAAGCTGTGAACTTGTTAATTCTGCAAATAAAATATCTAAACTCATAATACCTCTATACTACACTTAAAGTAGCTGTTTCTATTACTCCTATTTCTTCATATTGAGGAAGCAACGAAGGTGGCGATATTAAAAATTCTATATACTCCTCAACCGATAATATCTCAAAAAACATAGGATAATAATGATACAATTTTTCAAAATTTTCAGTTATCGTAATACTCTCGAATGTATCAATTAAATGCTCGTGTATTAACTCAATATTTTCAGTAATTGTCACTTCATCATAAACAGAAAAATAAGGAACTAATATTTCTGCTGATTCAACAATAGTCACTTCGCTGTAAATAGACGCTTCAAGTAATTCTTTTCCGCCATAAGCAAACTCACTAATATCTATATCCTCGCTGACACTTATTTCATAAGGCTTAAGAGACCTCATCTTACCGCTTGACCAAAACTGGCCTCCCGATGAAATTCCTTCAAGTGTTCCACCCCAAGCTGTGAATTTCTCGGCATCAGCAGCTACAATTTTTATTTCGTATGTATTCTCAGCAACAACTCCCAATGTGATATATGAATCTTTATAAACATTACTATCGGAATAACCAGCTCTTTCTGAAATAACAGTAGCAAATTTAGTCCAAGCCCCACCGCCAGATATACGGTAATAACAATCATATCTTCCTTTATAATTAACCACCAAGTTTTCATCACTCGCATTAGCTTTCCATCCATACCCCTGCAAGACGCACCTAAAATCTATACAAGGATAATTGAGAGTGATGGTATTTTCCCATCCACTTTCAGCCTGCGATGCAATGATTAAATCTTGCCAAGTTTTAGTCCGTCTATACATTATTTTAAAACCATCAATCTGGGAGGTATGCCGGGGAATCCACCGAACCGAGCAGTATTGCCGATTTCTTGACACCTTTTAAAAGTATTATCGCAGGATGATTCTGCACCAGAATATCCGCAATCACTACCCTTAAATATAAACCTGCATCGGTATCGTGAAAATACGCATCGGGGTAATTTAACATCAACTACATCTAAATTAGATGAAAGAATTAACTGAGCCTGTTTCCTGTCTGATTTGCTACTCTGAATTGAAAATTCATCCTCAAGAAAAGCATTAGAATCATCAAGCGTTTCGTTCCACACAAGTTTAATAGTAGCATACTTGCCCCGAAGCCCGTCATACGTATCCAAATAATATTGGATAGTACTATCCAGATTACCTATATTTATCCGTACCCTTTCTATTTTCCCTGATAAACTTTCTTTTATAAAGTTATGTTTTATGACTTGTGGCTCATAGGTGATACTATCAAATGTAACTGCTGAAGCAAAATCCGTCCATCGAAGCCAAGAATTAGAGACAGCATCATACCTTATGGAGTAAAGATATATCGGGGTGATTCTCTCTCCTATCCTATTCTTCTCTTGCTTGAAAACGCCCGCTACTGATTTCATTAAAATACCTCTATCAAAGTAATCTTCGCAAAATAAGTTTCATAATGCCTTCTCTCAAGATTATATCCCTTATCTGCAAACCTTACTGTATATCTCACAGAGTCGATAGGTTCGGTAAAAAAGAAAGTTTTACCAATATTCCTGATATAGAAATCTCTAACGGGAGTAGCATCATCCTTTTGGGCTACTGGTAAAGTAATTTTAAATTGCTTCTTATCTCTACCCCACCTATCTAAAATCTGCTCGTGGCCAGATTCAAATTCTATCGAGGTAACTTTGGTCATCGATACTTCAACATAAGGATAACCCCTAAGAAAATTACTGAAATCTTCTTTTAGGCTAACAGTATCTCGCTCCGCTACGGTAATGGTATCATTAACATTTATGCTTAAGATAGTAAAACCTAAATTCGCATTTTCAACAATACCTAACGATTCATTGATATTTAAGTTAAT